AACAGCTAAAGCCAGTACACAACCTGGCAAACCTGCTGTTAGAAGAACGTTTAAACGTCAGGAGATAACCCATGGCCATGCACAAAATTATGCAGGAAGACCGCCGCCTGGTGATCCTGCGCTCCCTAAACGAAATGGGCGGTTATGAAGCCAACGAGTCCATTATTAACCAATGCCTGGAAAGCTACGGCCATCATGTTAGCCGCGACACCGTGCGCAGCGAACTGGCCTGGTTAGATGAGCAACAGCTTATTGCGGTGCGCGATGTCTCAGGCTACATGGTAGCCAAACTCACCGCCCGTGGTGCCGATGCGGCAACCGGCAAAGCCACCGTGCCAGGCGTTAAAAAGCCAAGGCCAGCGCTATGAGCATGATCCAGAGCAAAGCCAAAAACCGCAAAAGCAAAGTCGAGCTGCTGCCTAAAGATATCCTCGACACTCTGCACCAGCTGCTGCGCGACGGCAAAATGCAGCAAATTGAAATTGTCGACGTAGTGAATAAGCTCATAGCGGATAAAGGCTTACCCGAAGACCAACAGCTCAGCAAAAGCGGCTTTAACCGTTACGCCCAGCGCATGGAAAGCATTGGCCAACGCATTCGCCAGGCGCGGGAAATTGCCGAAGTCTGGACGCACAAACTGGGCGATGCTCCGGTATCCGATATGGGCAAGCTGCTGCAGGAGGGCATCCGCGCCCTGGCATTCGAAACGCAAATGGACATGGCCGAAGGCAAAATCTCAGCCGATCCTAAATCACTAAACCAAATGGCCCTGCTCTGCCAGCGTATTGAAGCCGCCGCTATGGCCAGCCATAAGCGTGAAAAAGAGATCCGGCAAAGCTTTGCCAGCGAAGCGGCCGCTGCCGCCGAGAAAGTCGCCACCCAAGCCGGCCTGACTGCCGAAGGCGTCGCCGCGCTTAAACGGGAAATTCTGGGGATAGCCTAATGAAGCTAAAGCAAACCCTTGCCGCTGCTACTGCGGCCACAATTGCACTTACCCCTATCGCGCAGGCGGTAGCCGAAAGCGTGGATCATCATGTTAGCCAGCTAAGCTATTTCGACCCTAGAGAAGTCTTGCTAGGTTACCAAAAGCGCTGTATAGCCGACGAAAGCCCACTAAAAATTGCCGAGAAAAGCCGCCGTACCGGCCTTACTTGGGCCGAAGCGGCCGACGCAGTACTTTGCGCCAGCCTGCGCCGTGATAACGGCGGCTGTAACCACTTTTACGTGGGCAGCAACAAAGAAATGGCCCGCGAATTTATTGAAGCCGCCGCCATGTGGGCGCGGGTATTCAATAAGGCCGGCTCAGAAATTCAGGAAGAAGTATTCGACGATGGCGGCAAAGAAGGCAAAGAGATCCTGACCTTCGTTATTCACTTTGCCAGTGGCTTTAAAATTCAGGCGCTAAGCTCTAACCCCAGTAACCTGCGGGGTATGCAGGGTAACGTTACCATCGACGAAGCTGCTTTCCATGAGCGGCTGGCCGAGGTGCTTAAAGCCGCCCTGGCATTGACCATGTGGGGCAGTAAAGTACGGCTTATCAGCACCCACAACGGTATTGATAACCTGTTTAACCAGCTGATCCAGGACAGCCGCGCCGGTAAAAAGCGCTACAGCATTCATACCATCACCCTGGATGATGCATGCCGCGAGGGGCTATACCAGCGGATCTGCCAAATCCGCAAGCTGGAATGGAGCCAGGCCAAAGAGGAAGAGTGGAAGAACGGCCTGCTAAAAGACACCGCCACCGAAGAAGACGCCCTGGAAGAATACTTCTGTGTGCCCAAGGCCGGTAGCGGCGTTTACCTTAAACGCACGCTGATCGAGCGCGCCATGGTCGCCGATAAGAGTATTCCTATCGTGCGCTTTACCAGCCCCAAAGACTTTGAGCTGCTGCCAGAATATGCCCGTAAACGCCAGGTTGAAGACTGGTGTAATGACGTTTTAAAACCCCTTTTAACGGCCCTTAATCAGCAGCACCGGCACGTATTTGGCGAAGACTTTGCCCGCAAAGGCGACTTATCCGTATTCGTGCCACTGGAAATTAAGCCCGATTTAAGCAAGCGTACCCCCTTTGTCGTCGAGCTGGTTAATGCCACCTACGACGCCCAGCGCCAAATCCTGTTTTACCTGCTGGCGGGCCTGCCTCGCTTTACTGCTGCCGCCTTTGACGCCACCGGTAACGGCGGCTATCTGGCCGAGGCTGCCATGCTGCGCTACGGCAGTCAGATGGTCGATACCGTAATGCTAAGCGCCGCCTGGTATCGGGAATGGATGCCTAAGCTTAAAGCCGAGTTTGACGACGGCAATATCGAGATCCCCCGGCACATGGACATCCTGGGCGATCTCACCAAAATCCAAATCCGCAACGGCATCCCGCAAATCGAAAAAGGCAGTGGTAAAGGTAGCGATGGCCAGCAGCGCCACGGCGACTTTGCTGTTGCCCTGGCCATGGCCATCCGCGCCAGTTGGATGGAAGGCAGCGAAATTGCCTTTATCCCGGTGCCCAGCCAAAGCCCCTTTGATGAACGGTTATCGAATGACGATGCCAACTCTCCCACCTTCGACAGAGGTTGTTACTAATGCAACAAGACCGCAACGGCACCCGCTTTCGCATCCGCGAAAAGCAACTTACCAGCAAGCAAACCCAGGACGAACACGCCTACGCCGCCCAGCTGCGCCGCGAATTTGCCGACCACCCCAGCGCCGGTTTAACGCCGGGTAAACTGGCCGCCATTCTGCGCACTGCTGAGCATGGCAACCTTATCGACCAGTGCTGGCTGGCCGAAGACATCGAAGAAAAAGACGGGCACATCGCCGCCGAGCTATTCAAGCGCAAGATGGCCATGAGCACAGTGCCCTTTACCATCGAGCCGCCCAACAACCCCAGCGAAGCCGAAAAGGCCGATGCCGCCAGCATTAACGACATGCTGCGCGATATCGAAGACTGGGAAGATCTGCTATTCAACATGGCCGATGGCGTAAACAAAGGCTTTAGCAATATCGAGTTCACCTGGCAGCGCCAGTTAGGCTTTCGGGTGCCGGTTGGCTTTGAGCACCGGCCATCGTCCTGGTTCCAGCTGGACCAGTTCGACCAGAACATTATCCGCCTGCGCTCCAACACCGGCCTCGGTGAGCCTCTGCGCGACTTTAACTGGATCCAGCATCGCCACCCGGCTAAGTCGGGCTATGTCGCCCGCGTTGGCCTGGTGCGGCAGTTAGCCTGGCCTTTCTTATTCAAGAACTACTCAGTCCGGGATCTTGCGGAGTTTCTGGAAATATACGGCATTCCTATCCGGGTTGGTAAATACCCCAGCGGTGCCACCGAGCCAGAGAAAACCAGCCTGCTAAATGCGGTGTTAAGCGTGGGCCATAACGGCGCGGGCATTATCCCCAAAGGCATGGAGCTGGACTTTTACGAAGCGGCCAAAGGCGGCGGCGAGCCCTTTATGACCATGATCGCCTGGTGCGAACGTATCCAGAGCAAGGTTATTCTGGGGCAAACGCTTAGTGCCGAAGTAGGTCAGGCTGGCAGCCAGGCACTGGGTAAAATACACGATGGTATCCGGTTGGATATTCGGGATCATGACTTGCGTCAGGTTGCCGGCACCTTAAACCGCGACCTGATCCTGCCCATGTTTATGCTCAATGGCAAAAGCTTTAACGGCGACTTACGCCGCAAGCCGCGCCTGGTGTTTGATACAACCGAATCGGAAGACTTACGCAGCCTGGCCTATCCGCTACGCGCCTTTGTTGGCATGGGCATGAAAATCCCTACCAACTGGCTGCACCAGCAAACCAAAATCCCCCAGGCAAAAGACGGCGAAAGCGTACTGGAGATTGTCGATGCCGAACCAATGCCAGGTGGCGCCCAGCTAAAAGGCTTGGCAGTGCTAAAGGGCAACGCTACTACCCAGTTCGCCGACCAACAAGCGCTGGAAGATGCGCTGGACGCGCTCAGTACTGGCCAGTTTGATGAGCAAATGCTGGGCGTACTTAAACCCGTGTTTGCTGCCGCCGACAATGGCCCCGAGGCACTAAAAGCCGAACTGGATAAGCTGTGGCCAGATATGGACGACAGCGTATTAACGCAGCGCCTGGCGCAAGTGCTGTTTGTCGGAGAACTGTGGGGCCAGTTAAATGCCAACAGCTGATCTGCGCTTAGCCTTTGATATGCCACCTGCTGATGCGGTGGCTTACTTTCGCGCCAAGGGCTTTGAAATATCCGATAACTGGTGGGAAGTGTGGCAGCGCTCGCACGCTAAAGCCTTTACCGTCGCCAAGGCGATGCGGATGGATGTACTGGAAACCATCCGCAAAGAAGTCGACGCCGCACTGGTCAATGGCCTAACCCCTAAGCAGTTTGTCGATAACCTGGCGCCACAACTGCAGGCAAAAG